CTAATGCTGCTTCAAGTGCATCTGCTGCTTCTACAAGCGCATCTAATGCGTCAACAAGCGAGACCAACGCAGCAACCAGCGCCGCAACGGCGACAACGCAGGCTGGCATAGCAACGACCAAGGCCGGAGAGGCGGCAACATCTGCAACAGCTAGTGCAAGCTCTGCCTCTGCATCTGAGGCCGCTAAGGACGCTGCTCTTGCTGCACTGGATAACTTCGATGATCGTTATCTGGGGTCTAAAGCATCCGATCCTACGCTGGACAATGACGGTAACGCATTGATTTCAGGCGCTTTATATTTTAATACCACTGACAATGTGATGAAGGTGTATGACGGAAGTTCATGGCTTGCTGCTTATGCTTCTCTGTCAGGCGCTCTGCTTGTTGCCAACAACCTGTCTGACTTGGCTTCTGCTTCTGCTGGCCGGACTAACCTTGGCCTTGGTAATAGCGATAGCCCTACGTTTGCAGGATTAACTACTACTGCGGATGTGTCCTTCGGCGACAGCGACAAGGCCATCTTCGGTGCTGGCAGTGATTTGCAGATTTATCACGATGGTAGCAATAGCTATATTAGCGATCAAGGCACTGGTAATATAATTCTAGATGCAAACGATAGCTTTCAAGTTAAACGTGGTGCCAATACATCTGCTGTTTTTGATACAAACGCTGAAGTTGCTCTTTATCATAACAACTCACCCAAACTCGCCACCACCTCCACAGGTATTGACGTAACTGGCACAGTGACGGCTGATGGGCTGACTGTGGATGGTACAGCTACAATTAACAATATCATTGATATGACAGGGTCTACTGCTAATTATATAAAGGCGGCAACATCTGGTGGTGACTTACGTTTTATTACCAATGAAGGTGGAACAAATAAACAACGTGCTATCATTGCCAACAACGGCGACCTGTCACTGTACGAGGACACAGGCTCGACACCAAAGTTCTTCTGGGATGCGAGCGCGGAGAGCTTGGGCATTGGGACGAGTTCGCCTAGTAATCTTCTTGAGCTAGATGCTGGAAGTGGAACCAATGCTGGCATGACCATTCGCATGGGTACTGGCAATTCTGGTGCAAATGATAGCTTTATTGGTTTTGAAAATAGTGCTGGCACTGAGATTATCAGAACAAGGTATGATAACCCTCTAACATCTTATGTCATTTCTTCTGACACGTCAGGCGATATACTATCGGTAACACGCAGCGGTAACGTAGGCATTGGGACGAGTTCGCCTAGTACGCCAAGTGGGTCATGTTTAAGTTTATATAACGCTACGCTTCCAAGGCTTAATTTTAAGAACTCCACAACAGGTGATGGCACTTTTGATGGCTTTGAGTTGTATATGCAGGGTACACTTGCTGGGGTAAACAATAAAGAAAACGGTGCAATAGCATTTGGCACTAATGATTCAGAACGTATGAGGCTGGATGCATCGGGCAACCTGCTTGTGGGGACTACGAATACAGACCCAATAGGCAATTCAGTTGCAGGAATGAGAATCGGATCAACTGGTTTTTTCAACATAAACGCAGCATCTGCGGCTAGTGGTTTCTTTGGTAGATCGGGGTCGGATGGCGACATTGTTAAGCTCTACAAAAGCGGCTCCATTGTGGGGAGTATTGGGAACTCAACAACTAATTTACTTATAAACTCTACTTCAGGGAGTGGTTTATTCTTTGGGTCAGGTACTATTGCACCAATGGCTTCAGGTTCCCTCACAGGTAATAGCATTGACATCGGCACTTCATCATACAGTTACAAAGACGGTTACTTCGGCGGCACAGTAAACGCAGCCAACTTCAACACCACCTCAGACGCTACCCTCAAGACAAACGTAGAGACGCTCACAGGCTCTCTGGATGCCGTTAAGTCCCTGCGTGGTGTCTCATTCGATTGGATCGAGAATGGCAACTCAGAGGTCGGCGTAATCGCTCAGGAAGTGGAAGCTGTACTGCCGGACGTAGTCAGCACAAATGACCAAGGCATCAAGTCAGTTAAATACGGAAACATGGTGGCTCTCTTGATTGAAGCCATGAAGGAACAACAGGCTCAGATTGACGAGCTTAAAGCTAAACTAGGAGAGTAATCATGGCTATCACATACACATGGACTATCGCAGAACTTGAGCGCAACACAGCAGACGGTGGTGTCACAGTGGCACACTGGCGGTGCGAGGGTGTTGATGGGGAGGCTACTGCTTCCTCATACGGGACAACCTCATGGACACCGGACGCATCTGCTTCTGACTTCATTGCATTTGCTGACTTAACTCAAGCCAACGTGCTTGCTTGGGTCTGGAACACTGTCGTGAAGGCTGACGTTGAGACAGCCATTGCTGACAAGATTAACGCTGAGTTGAACCCAACTACGACTGTCGGGCTTCCTTGGTAATCATAACGCTAATAGTGGAAGGACACGAAGATGGCGATTAAAGTAAATGGTACTACGGTTATTGATGACAGCAGGAACCTTGTAAATATTGTGAGTGGGGCGGGTAGTAGTACAACCTATGGTGATGTTGGGACTTATTTGTTAGGTTACGAAGATGTTGGGGCTGTTACTGAAAACACAACAATAGCTGGGTCTAGCTTATTCCCAGGAGGTATTTACGGGTTTGGCGGCGAAATTACTGCAGACTCCGGGACAGGATCTACCGGGCATACTCGTGGTGGCACCGCACTTAGTGGGACTTGGCGCAGAATGTTTCGTGCAAATATTGGCGGGAATGACTGGAAAATGGGCTTACATGTGAGGATTTCATAATGACTGTAACAATAACAGAAGTCCGCAATGCGGCATCCCTCCAAGCTGACAATCTCCGCATGGACGTAGAGATTAACCACCCCAAGTTTGGCTGGATACCCTACACCCTAGACCCTGCTGATACAGACACTACCATCGACAATGATGCAGTCATGGCTCTGATCGGCACAGACTTCGCAGCATATGTTCCGCCTACTCAGGCAGAGTTAGACGCAGCCGCAGCCGCACAGGTTCGTGCAGAACGTGACAGGCGTTTGGTTACAGAGGTTGACCCTATCGTGTCTAACGCTTTGCGCTGGGCAGACCTTACCGCAGCTAAACAAGCTGAGTGGACACAGTACCGCACTGACTTGCTGAATGTCCCAGATCAAGCTGGCTTCCCAACTGACATCACTTGGCCGACTAAGCCTGAGTAACTAAGGTAAATACAATGGATAAAAGAACAGTAGCATCGGCACATGAACGGATCGACAACATGGAAAAGCAAGTAATTGCAATTCAAACTGAAATGAAGATTCAATTCAAAGATTTGTTTGGTCGCGTCAAACGAATGGAAAGCATTATGATTGCAGCCACAGGATCTATCATTGTCCTCTTGCTGGCAGTGCTGTCGAAGATGGGATGAGGTTTCTTTTAGCTATAGCCATTGCGCTTGCAGGGGTTGCTGCATCTGCGCAAGACAGTGACGTAGTGAAAAGCGAAAGCACTGTCACAAGTAGCGGAACAATGGATACAACGGTCAACTCTCCACCGCCCTCTGCTATCTCTCCTCAAATATCCGCAAGTAATAGTGACCTGTGTACTGTCGGCGTGGCTGGCGCTGTGCAGACGCAGATACTTGGCATTTCCGCTGGCCGCACGGTGCGCGACATGAATTGCGAGAAGCTAAAGAACGCCAAAACGATGTACGATATGGGCATGAAGGTGGCGGCGGTGTCTGTGATGTGCCAAGACGAGCGCATATTTGATGCAATGATGAACGCTGGAACCCCATGCCCCAAGGATGGCTTGATTGGTGATGCGGCTAAAACCGCTTGGGAGATGGAAGCTAACGAAGACCCTGCGCCAGAAATGCAGCGCGGTGCTATAGAAAGTTTGATTGATGGACAAGACTCCAAAACCATTGGCATCGGCGCTGTGCTGGGCGCTCTGGGCCTCCTGCTGTTACTCTGATCCATATGTATTTGGGGTGACAGGCAATGCCGCCGCAAGCGGTCTGTCCTGGTCGATGGGATCGGTGCTTCCCTCACAAGACGGCCTAGATGTAAACGGCCTGATCTACAGATACAGCACCGTTAAGAACGCAGACGATCCAATGAAGGTGCATATTCGCAACGGCAATGCCGATGGCACGGGCTACACGTTCAGCGAGACTGACAATTGGTCAGGCGTTCCAGGCAACACAATCACCAAACAGTTTTCCTTGCCCTATATCCCGGCGTCTCTTTGGGGGAATGGCTCAATTGATGTCGAAGGTACAGGCGAAGTGATCGACCCTGTTGTGATCTACAGCTACCGCTTTGATCCGTGCTACGACCCTCAGCTAGACCCAAACTGTCCGGGCTACGTCAAGCCTGCGCCGCCTGTGATCGAGGTTGAGGTATATGATGCGCTGGAAGATGAGTCCGTAGCAGAGGTTTTGGAAGATGAGACCGAATTTAAATATGATGCAGACGGCAATCTAATTGTCGAAGAGGACGAAGAGGAAGAGGAGACACGCTTGGAGATGGGCCTTATGGCATCTGCCAATGCACTGACGCTTACTCAGACCCAAGGGCAGTCCGAGTTAATTAACCAGATCAATTTGCAAACCAACATCGCCATGTATTACAATGCAAGTATCAGTGGTGGTGCTTACGGAGATGTCAATATTTTGACGGACGCTGGTATTCCTGATAACAAAAAGGCACTGAGAAATAACTTGGCCCAACAATTGCTTCATGAGCAAATGGTGCAAAGCCAATATGGAGATTGATATGAAGTACCTAACTCTTGTTCTGTCTTGTGTGGCATTACCTACCCTTGCAAACAACGTAAACATAAACGGAACTGTTCAGGCGCGTTGCGTCATCACAACTGATACTGTCGGTGTTTACGGCAACCCTACCGCCGACAAGCTGACCACAGCTTCCGCAAGTGCAGGCGTTGTTCCTGTTGTTCGATACGATGTGGCGCTGGCCAACTACTACACTGCAAAGATTACGCACCCTACCTCGTTTAGCTCATCGCCATCCTTGAGTGATACGGTGACTTGGACAGGGTCAACCGCCGTTCACAATACATCTGACGCTGGCATGTCTGGCTATGACGCAGCAAAGGTGACTTACGGATCGACCACAGAGTTTGCCCTAACCGTTGCTGGATCAACGTGGTTCAAGACTGAAAGCGAAGCGGTTTATGGGGTCAGCAAGCCCTTCCCCGGCGGGACTTACACCGCCCTTGTTGTGGCAGAGTGCATTGCTGACTAGAACCTGCATATTCCTCTGTCTTGCTGCGCCAGTGGCGGCACATGATATGACGCCTGCATATCCAGAGGTTCGACCGTCCCACGTTGCTGGTGTAGTTCGAGCTGACATGTCTTTGTTTAATGCTCGTAACGATGTGAAGTATTATCAGGTCGAAGTATTCGATGAGGCTTGGGGAAACATAAAGTTCTCGTCCCCTAATCGCATAATGAAGGTGGACCACGAAGAGCGTAAAGACTTTGCAGTTTACATTCGTAAGGCTGACATGGACCGGGCGGTTTATCTATGCACTACGTCAAAGATCGTAAAGGATCGTGGGGACAAGCCAATGGTTGCAAGCAAGATATGCTCGAGGCTAGATGGGGGCAGGCCATGAGACTGCTTTGGGGAGCATATGGCGTATTCTGCATTGCGGTCTCCGTTTGGTTTATATCCGCCATTCAGGCTCGATCTGACAGTAGCTCTCTCGCCGTGCAACTTCCCAACCCACCGATGAACTATCAATCAGACAGGTTTCGTGCTGGCAACCTAGATTGCAGCAACGCCATCGGTGGCGGCACGACCTTAGAGTGGGGCGTGACAGGTGTAATCAACAACAACGATGGCAATGTTGGTCAGGGCAAAGACATCGGGCTTTATGCTCGAATCGTTATACCGCTGGACAAGCCGCGCAGTCGTATAAACTGTGACGATCTATATCAGCTTGAGTTGACGCAACGCAGGCTTGAGGTGCAAATGCTTCGCGCTGAGTTGCAAGCACTGCAAGACTTGCAGAATAGCCAAACAAACTCTGAGGGCGAAATGGAGTTTGAGAATTGACTGACCTAACCAAAGTGGCCGATGACATAGATGGACTTGCTGACCGCGAGATCAAGGCTGGCGGTTTCAAGTTCACGTTTGCCTCGGTGGCTGCAATCTTCGCGTTCATTTCCACCATTGTCGGCGGCTTGTACGGTGGCTTTGTTCTCTATCAAAAGATCGAAGAAGTCGCTGGTTTAGATCTCGGTGCATATCAACAACAAATGGAGGTGATGGATGCAAAGGTTTCCGGTATGGCGGAGAAAGTCGAAGAGGCTGTCGAATATTCCAGAGACATCAAGAACGGCCTCAAAGATGATCTGTTGCGAATTGAGCAACAAACTGATCGCATTGAAGACACGGTTCGCATCGTTGAAGACCGGGTGGACAAATCTCTGAGAGAAAACGAAGCTGAAGTAAGATCGCTAATTGATAATGCAGACGTGCGTTTTGAAGCTCAACGTGATAGACTTCGTTCATCGCAAGATACCGAAATGAAAGATTTAGAAAACCGCCTTGACGCAAAATTGCAAAGGGCTCTGGATAACCCCCTATCAGATTAGGAGAAAATCATGCAAGACTATGATCTCAACGGGAACGGACAGCTTGACCCTGAAGAAAAGGCGATGATGCTTGAAGATCGCCGTATGCGTATTGAGGATGACAACGCCCAGCGCGATCAGTCCCGCAAAATGATTTGGTGGGTTCTGGCTGGGATGCTTGGCTATCCGTTTTTTGTGGTTATCTCCAGCTATCTAGGCTTGGATGCCGCCTCTGACATCTTAGGCAGCATGGCAACCATCTACTTCCCAGCGACATCACTGATCCTTGGCGCGTTCTTCGGGGCCAACGCCTATCAAGCGAAAAAGGACTAGCCATGTTACAGGCTCTCATTGGCCCCGTGACGGGCATCTTGGATAAGTTCATTGAGGATAAGGACCAGAAGGCGGCACTCGCCCATGAGATCGCGACCATGTCTGAGCGTCACGCTCAGGAGCTGGCAAAGGGTCAGCTAGAAATCAACAAGGCCGAGGCCGCATCTGGCTCAGTGTTCAAGGGCGGCTGGCGTCCATTCATAGGCTGGGTTTGCGGCATTGCGTTTGCATATCACTTCGTGTTGCAGCCGCTTATCGTGTTTGGAGTAACCGCTGCTGGGGTTGAGATACCAGAGCTGCCGTCATTTGACATGGGTAGCTTGATGACCGTTATGATGGGGATGCTCGGACTGGGCGGACTCAGAAGTTATGAGAAGAAACAGGGGTTGACGAAATGATACTTTCCTCGGATCAAGTTCACAAACTACTTCACGGCAATAAAGACTGGGCTGAATGGGTCGCACCATTGCAGACCATGCTGCCAAAATATGAGATCGACACGCCAAATCGGATAGCGATGTTTATGGCTCAGTGTGGTCACGAAAGTAATAACTTTCGCGTTCTAAAAGAGAACCTGAACTATTCTGCAAAGGCTCTTGATGCGATCTTTCCCAAGTATTTCAAACGCGCTGGGCGCGATGCTCAAGAATACCACCGCAAGCCAGAGAAGATTGCAAACTTAATCTATGCAAATCGCATGGGCAATGGTCCAACGGAGAGCGGTGATGGCTGGACACACAAGGGTGCCGGAGTAATCCAGCTCACGGGCAAAAATAATCAAACTGCCTTCGCAAACAGTGTCGGCAAGACGATTGAACGGGCCATTGAGTATTTGGACACTAAAGAAGGCGCTCTCGAGAGTGCCTGTTGGTTTTGGTCAGAGAATAATCTGAACCGATATGCGGATGACATCCTGAAAGCCACAAAGAAAATCAATGGCGGAACAATCGGTCTTGAGGATCGGAAACATCATTATCACGATGCTTTGGAAATTCTGGGTGGCAAGGTTAATCCAGCCCCGCGTCCAACTCTCTTGAAGGTCGGCTCTGAGGGCGAACAGGTCAAGAAAATACAGGAAGTCTTGGGGTTGGATGCTGACGGCATCTTTGGCCAGATGACAGCTAAATATGTGAAAGTTTGGCAAGCTGACAATGGACTTGAGCCAGATGGAATTGTTGGCCCGAAAACCTATGCCAAAATAATTAAATAGTTTGCAAATGTAGCAGGCAAAATGTAGAAATATCGAGCGGGTGGTCCAACATTGTTTGTTGGTTAACGTGCTACCGAATGCGCCACCATTCACACGGCCACCCGCGCGATCTTTCTTAGAATATAATTGCTACCAGGGCCATTACGGCAATGCCACTGGCAAAGCCTGCAAACGCGCCGACCGCGCCTGCAATCTCAATTTTCTTTTCCATTTCCTCTTCGCTCATAGCGTTCCCCCTACCTTAGTTTTTTTCTTTATGCTGCGCTGATGATCCTGCCATTTGGCTGCGTAGATTAACTCGTGCTTTACGGCGTAATCCAGATCGCTCTGAAGTATGTCCCGAAACCTATCCTTTAGCTTTCTTTTGTAATGGCCCTTTGAAGTATCTCGCCTAATGCGAACAGGCTCTCTAGCTGCTGCTTGAGGTTGTGCCGGTTCTGTTTTTTTGCAGTCTCGATCATGATTAATAGTTGACGTTGACTTCGGGCCAATGCCTGTTTGCCTTCTTGGTTCATCGCTTTTCTGCCTTCCATCGATAAATTTTATTCCGTATTTTTTTGCGATATCAACAACGGTTTTATACGGTATCGACATAAAAGCAGATGCTTCTTTCTTTGTCAGCTTCATTTCTGCTGCCTTAATGCACTTGATTATATCTTTACCGGTCATTTCTTTTTCCTTCCGTCTGTCTCCCATGTGATACTGTGCTTGCGGCAGAAGGCACTGAGCAAGGCTTGCGACATATCCAGGCTTTCTGCTGCTTTTACTTGCGTCACTTGTCCAGCCAGATCCTCAACCACGCCAATCAACTCCCGCTTTTGACGCGCCTTCATTTGTTTCCAGGTCTCCATCATTCTTTTCCTAACTGTGCGCCCAATACCTTGAGGCAATTCTTGTATCGTTTGTCGATCTCTTCTTTGAACCCATCGGAAAGCGTGTCAATTGATTGTTGGTTTTGCTCGATCAACTGACGCAGCATTGTCATGCGCTCCCGTGGTGGGATAACGGTCCCTTCTTTGGTGGCTTCCAGTTTGGTATAGGCTGCAATGAGCTTGATGAGATTAGCGGTAAACTCTTGCGCATCACCTGATCCCTTCTCCTGGCCTATGTGGTTTTTCAGTGTGAGCAGATCCCCGGCGGGTGGTGCTGGTGGCGGCTGCGTAGATTGAGCCTGCTGACTTTGCGCTGCTGCCTTGCGCGGTACAGCATCGATCTCATTGAGGCTGGCATATGTCCCGCCATGCAGGCCAATAGAAGCCAGAGCGCGGCCTATGGCACTTGTCTCTGCGTTCTCCAGGGCGCTTGTCTTGTTGACGTTACCTTGGCCCCTGATTTCTTCAGCCATGCCAGAGCCAACAATCATTCCGGCGCTGTTGGTAATCGCTGCCTTGATGACAACTCGCTTGCCATCGTCTGTTAGGATCTCGGTGTTGATCCCGTGATCTGTCCCGAATGCTTTGCGGAACGCTTCAACGCGCACAAACACCTCGGTGTATTTCTTGCCGCCGCGCTGCGTGACGCCGTGGGTGCGATTAAGATCGTTCACCTCGGCCATGGCTTTTTGTAGTTCACTCATTATTTGATCCTCACTGTGACAGACGCGCTGCCCATTTGATATTCGCAACCTGGCACAAGCTCCCCTGCATCCATCTGCTTTTTAATTGCTGCCATGTCTGGCTTGACTGTTACTGTTGTTAGCTGGCTGGGAATGTCGTGCGGATCTATTACCACAACTTTCTTGCGGGGTTTGGTCCGGCTAACTGTTCCTAGAGCGTGTTGGATCTTAGTCTGGCCCATTGCATCGAGCAAGTGACCAATCGTGATCGAGAGCGCTTCCTGCTTGGCTGAGAGGCGCTTTGCTCTGGCGGTGTAGGTTGCTGCTAACTCTTTGACTGACCCTTCGTAGATTGAGCATTCGGTGCGCTCCTGAATGAGCTTGCCCAGAATGTCCATCGCATCGGTCTCACCGTCCAGCGTGTCCAAGAATGTGTCCTGATCGTCTCCGGTCAATAGCCTGATGTGATCGGACATTTCGCGGATTTCCATTAGCTTAAAAAACATATTGTTCCCCTTGTTTTGTGACGGCCCAAATGATCTCGCCGTTGCCGTATTGGTTTTTATGGCGCCGCCCGGTGTCTTCGATCAGCTCCATTTCTTGCAGTTCCGTTAGGCGTGGTCTTATGCTAGTGATAGGCAGCCGCAAAGAGGCGCTTATCTGCTCCCCTGACCCTCCTCCCAGGGTCGATAGCGCGCGCAGGGTCTCCAATCTCCTGCCTGTAACCTTTGCGGCCGCCTGATGCGCCGCCGCGGTCTCTGTGTCCCCAGCCCCGCGGTGGTGCATCTTTTTTATGTTCACTTCATAGATCTTCATCGTCTTGCTCCTCGAATATTGCGCCCTCTCCGTTGCACGTTTCGCATTCAACCGGATCTTCGTAAGGCTCACCGATATCCCGGCTGAAGCTTTGCCGCCGGTAAGTGACCTCAACCACCTTGCCATCGCCATCGCACTCCGGGCATATCTTTGACGCCCTCTCGCGTTGGTCTTGAAATATGTCTTTCACTCTGCCCATCACTTGCTTTCCTCTGGCTTGTTGCCGGAGCAATGTTTGCAATACTCTTTCGGGGCAGCGCCACACTTGCGGCAAGCTTCTGAAAGTTTCCTCATGTTTGACATCACAAAATCCCCGCAAAAAAGAATAAAAGGTAGAAGGTGACAAACAGGCTCACCACTCCGATAGTATCTTTGACCCACTCTTTCCAATCGTCCATTTTAGCCCCTCCAATCATGTTGTTTTGCCATAAGCTTTGGTGAATTGTGATCGGTTGCGTTCACGAATACATAGCCTCTTTCCATTGCACCCATGCGCCACTCACCCCGCCAGCCCAGCTTGTCTAACAGTTTTTGTGCTGCGTCAGCGTGGTTGCCCTCTATGTTTAGGCTGTCATCCCACTCCACAGTATAGGTTGAACCTCTGTGACCACTGGATGTCATGGCCTTGACCCGTGGTGCTTTGGTGTCAGTAGGGCCAAGGTATTTTGTTGTAATGGTTTGCATTGTCCTAGTCTCCTGTTGTGTTGTCCTGTGAATTAGACTAAGGTGATATCACAATAGGGTCAATACCTAATTTAAAGTTTTTTTGAATTGGTGTAAATTACTGAAAGAAAGGGAAAAAGTTGAAGTATCAAACAAAGATGGAAGAAAAGAAAGCTCTGGTGGTCCGATTGCCTGCTGGGGTCAAAGCCCGTTTGGATAGCGCTTCCCAATCGCAGGGGATATCACAAAGCCGGTTGGCAAGCGAATTGATATCGGAAGGGTTGCCGACCACATCCATCGCAGCAAGCATCGGCGCACGGGCTTCGGCGCGCAGCGGTGCTGTGATCGAAGACGATGACAAATCAGATGTGACAGACTGGCTCAAACGAATATGACCACGACTTATATATGGCTCCCTGGTCAACCCATCGGCAAGGGTCGGCCCCGGTTTACTCGCATGGGCAGGGTCTACACGCCCGAGAAAACCCGCAAGTTTGAGCATCGATTAGCTGCGGCTGCATCTGATTACATGGCTTTGCACAACTTGGAACCGACAGAAAAGCCGTGCCAGATGGTTATCAAAGCACAATTTGAGATCCCCAAGAGTTGGACCAAAGCAAGGAAGGCGGCGGCTGCGGCTGATATCATTTACCCCGGCAAGCCAGACATCGACAACATAGCCAAGATCGTCTTGGACAGTTTCAATGGCGTGGTTTTTGAGGATGATGCCCAGGTATATGATCTCAAGGTATTCAAGCGATACGCCGTTGAGCCTTGTTTAGTCACGACTGTGACCTGGTAACAGAAACGCCCCTGCAATTTCTTGCAAGGGCGATAGGACTGAAGTACACTAGAAGAACCAAAAACAAGTGCAGGGTCAGAATAGGACGATCCTGCCCAAATGAAAAGGGTAAAAGCGATGTCATTCAAAGCGACAAATTGGGCGCTGACCATCAAAGGGCTGAAGCCAGCCACCAAAATCGTGCTGATCTATCTATCTGATCGGTTCAATCCTGATTATGGATGTTTCCCCAGCATTGCCAAGCTTGCTGAAGATTGTGAGATGTCGGAGAAGTCAGTGCATACTCACCTGGACAAGCTGGAAGCCGCCGGTCTCATTACAAAGACAGCCAGGACAAAGGGAAATGGCATCAAAACGAGCAACAGCTACAAGCTTCATATGTCAACAAATCCCGATATGAAAAATTTACAGAACGGATATGTAAAATTTACAGGTTCCGATGTGAAAAATTTACATACTAACCTAGTAAGTAATAACCATGTAAAAGATAACCTTAATAATATGTCCATTTTTGAGGATCTCTGGAAGATCTATCCAAAGAAGGTTGGCAAGGGTACAGCTCGTAAAGCGCTGGCGACAGCAATGAAGAAAGCTCCCATCGATCAGATCCAACATTCGCTCTCGCTCTTTGTCCGATCATGGGGACAGCAAGATAAAAAATTCATGCCGCATTTGGCAACATGGCTAAACGGTGAGCGTTGGGATGATGAGATCCAGCAACCCTCTTTGCAAGATATGACAAGCGACCAGCAGATGCAGGCTATTCTAGGCTCACTGGAAACAGACAGAAAGATGATCCAATGAATTACGAGCAGAGAACAAAAGCAATCGGCGCATGGCTGCAAAAAGAATTGCAGTCGTATGATGTACCTGCAAACCATACGCCTGATCGAGCAGCCACAGAAATGACAGCAATGGTCGAGGACATCAACAGCGAGATCGTCAGCTCCATAAACGAGGAAGGGCTAACCAACATCCTCCGAAACATGGGCAAGGACATCCGCAAGAACAATCGCACACGATCATGGCCCACAATCTACAACATGGTCAAAGCAGCACAGAAATGCTCAGACGCATACAAGCCACCAATTCTAGGCCCAGCAAAGTCAGTCGCATGGGACAGCGATGCAATCAACGCAAGGCGCATGAACCACGGCGAAGCGGTAGGAGATGAATACATCACCGGATCAGGAGCAGACAGACTGCTAGAAAAAAACCTCATCACGATGAACGTGATCCAAATGTATCGGCAAAGCTTGGAAGAAAACCGCATAGAGACATACGCCCGGAGAGAGCAGCCAGCCGACCCAATAGAGGACTATCCGTTTTGAGACCCAAACAACTCAGAGCCAAAGATCTAAGAGCCTTTGCAATCGTACCAATCAGAGCGATCAAAGATCCACGGATCACGCCCAAAACCCTCCGGGTTCTCATTGCCTTCTGTAGCTACTGCGACAGCATCGGACGCACCTTCGTCAGCAATGAACGCATCGGACAAGACATCGGAAGCAAGCGAACCGCAGTAGGATACCACGTCAGGAAGCTCAGAGACTACGGATACATGGTCTATGCAAAGCCATTCTACAAAGGCCAGAGATCCACCAGCAACCGCATCGTCTTCGATCCTCACGTTAAATACGAAGACACATTACGCTCAAGGCTCACAGCCAAACAACAAATGGAACTAAGTGAAGCAGAAACAAACGCACAGCTTCAAGAGCAGATAGATAAATCTGGCACTAACTGCGAGGTTGAACTGGACTTATCTAGGTTAAGGGCTGAATTTCAGTGTTTGACGACAGACTATTTCACGAGGGCAATCGGCGCTGGATGGAGGATCAAGCCGGATGTCGTGCAGTCAGCAGCGATCATGCTGGCTAATCAGGCCGTAGAGCTTCTCACAGAGCCGCACAGTGACGAAACAGAGGCGGCATAGGTATGGGTAGCCAAACGATCTTACCGGCAATGGTTCGGGCTTATACTGGCCCTACCCTACAACGCAGCACAGAGGCAGGCAGCGCATCACAGGCAGGCAATCGATCCCCAGCGGCGGCAAATGGCGGCCAAATCGCAACAGGCACCCCTTGCCCCCCACCCCCGCCGACTATAGCTACAGTCCCCCACGAAACTATTTTCCAAAAAACCATGAAAGGGTTTACCGATGCCAAACAAGAAACCAGGATTATATGCGAACATCCATGCTAAGAAGAAGCGTATTGCTGAGGGCTCTGGCGAGAAGATGCGGAAGCCTGGTAGCAAGGGCGCTCCTAGTGACGCTGCTTTTCGCAAGGCTGCCAAGACGCGGATGAAGAAGTCTTATGGATGATGGTGTAACTGTGTGGGTTGTTTATCCAGATGGCCTGCGCATTTACCATGATGGTAAGCAGGTTGGTTTGATACCTACTGATAAGTTTCCCAATGTGATTAGGGATCTTGCAAAGGGGCTATTGTAATATCGTTTTCTATGCGATATCGTAATCTCACTGTAACGTTGTATAGGAGATACACATGAACAAGCGATTTAGTGTTGTGCAAGCGAAGGAAGTGCCTGGCCGGGATAAGCCTGTTTGGCTGCGTCATGGCATTGCCTTTCAGAATGACAAGGGGATCAGCATCAAGCTTGAGGGATTGCCTTTACCCAACAAGGAGGGTGAGGTTTGGTTGAAGCTGTTTGAGGATGATGGCAACCGTTCTCAGCAAGCGGCTCCTGCCGCTGGTAAGCTGGACGATGAAATTCCGTTCTAATGGCTAGAAAGAAAGAGGATAAGATAAAACCTATCCCGCCGGTTGGTCGGTTCGGTGGTGCGCGTGTGTTGCAGCGCCGGATTGGCCGGTCGGAGACTTTGGCTCAGAACAAAGAGGCTGTTGCGACTGAGCTGATTGCTATGGGTACGGCTCGTATGACTGACATCATTGATCTTCATACTGGTCAGGTTAAGCCTCTAGATGAGATCCCTTCTGAAGCATTGGCTGCGATCAAGAAGGTTACGGTTGGTCAGTACGGCACAACGATTGAGATGTTTGACAAGGTGAGTGTTCTGCGTATTCTGGCTAAGGCTAGTGGCTTGCTCGATGTAGAGAAGAACGTGGACAAGCCTTCGATCATTGGGATCAACATGAAGGGTCCAGAGATCACCACAACGTATGAGGCTGACGATGACTGATCTCCCCAGCATGAACTTGGATTTCTCTAAGTCTGCTACGGTCTGGAAGTTTTTGCACGATAAGTCTTTTGTTCGCGGCCTGATGGGGCCGGTGGGATCTGGCAAGTCATACGGCTGTGCTGCTGAGATTATGTTAAAAGCTGTCCAGCAAAAGCCTTCGCCTCGTGATGGCATTCGGTATTCCCGGTTTGTGATCGTGCGTAATACCTATCCAGAGCTTAGAACAACTACGATCAAGACGTGGGGTGAGTTGTTTCCAGAGGATGTATGGGGTCCGATGCGCTGGCAACCGCCTATTACCCACCATCTTAAACTCCCCAGCAGAGATAATGCTCCTGGTATTGACTGTGAAGTTATCTTCATGGCCCTTTCCACGCCCCAAGATGTGCGTAAGCTGCTGTCATTGGAGCTAACTGGTGCGTGGGTTAACGAGGCTAGAGAGCTGCCGAAGGCTGTGATAGATGGTTTGACACACCGCGTTGGCCGTTATCCTACCAAATCCGATGGCGGCGCGTCCTGGTATGGAATTATCATGGATACTAACCCGCCCGATGCGGATCACTGGTGGCATGAGCTATCAGAGAAGAACCCTATCGGTGGCCGGTTCCCGTGGAAGTTCTTTCGTCAGCCAGGTGGTGTCTTGGAGGTGTCTGCCAAGGATCTACCAGAGAACCCGGAAGCAAATGGTTTTGTATTTTCCGGTGGCAAGTGGTGGATGGTTAATCCTTCTGCGGAGAACAAGACGCATTTGCCGGATGGTTACTATGAGCAGCTTCTAGGCGGAAAGAATGCTGACTGGATCAGGTGCTATGCAGAGGGCAAGTTTACCTTCGTGCAGGAAGGCAGGCCGGTTTGGCCGGAGTATGACGATGAAATGATGTCTGCGGATGTGCAGTATGATCCGCAATACCCGCTACAGATCGGCGTTGACTTTGGTTTGACACCGGCGGCTATCTTTGGGCAG